AAGAAAAAATGAAAAGCAAAGTCAACCAAGCGGCGGTCTACACAAAGCCCACCATGCGGAAGGCTTTGTTTGAAAAGATCAAGGGCCAGGCTGTGCAAGGCACTGGCGCTGGCGAATGGTCGGCTAGAAAAGCGCAACTCTTGGCAAAAGAGTACAAAGCCAAGGGCGGGGGGTATAAATCGTGAGCAAGACAAAAGCGCATTACACACCGGACGGCAAGTTGTACAAAGGTGAGACTCACAAAACTGGCTCTGTCTTGATGACAGGTGCAAAGCACACGCCAGCCAGTAAAGTCTTAACCCATACACCGCCTAAGAAAAAATGAAAGCTACCCAGAAAAGCCTGAAGGATTGGGGCGACCAAGATTGGAGGACGAAAAGTGGTAAAAAATCTAGCGTCACTGGTGAGCGATATTTGCCAGCAGCTGCAATCAAAAGTCTTAGCAATGCTGAGTACGCTGCGACAACTCGGGCGAAACGTGCTGGCATGGCTAAAGGGAAACAATTCGTAGCGCAACCCAAAAAGATAGCGGCAAAGACTAAAGGTTACCGATGAAAACACCAGCCTACGCACGCAAAGAAGGCCAGAATCCCAAAGGCGGTTTGAACGCTAAGGGTCGCGCCGCTGCAAAGGCTGAAGGCATGAATCTAAAGCCCCCTGTAAAATCGGGCGACAACCCGCGCAGGGCTAGCTTTCTAGCAAGGATGGGCGGCAATGATGGCCCTGAGTACAAAGACGAAAAGCCCACGCGATTGCTGTTAAGTTTGAAAGCATGGGGGGCTAGCAGTAAAGCGGATGCTAAATCTAAGGCCAAGGCAATCAGCGCAAGGAACAAGAAATGAGGCCATCATCCGTTGGAGTTAGCCCTGCTGCGGCGGTATTGACCACTGTTTATACAGTGCCAACGGGTTATTACGCCAAATTTACTGTAATGTATGTTCACAACACTGGTGGATCAACAAAGCACATCACTGTTCAGTGGAACGATGCAAGCACTGCGACCAGCTATGACATTCTTACTGCGCTGGACTTCACTTCAAAGGAATACCTTCAGTTTGATGGCGCTGCCTACATTGTTCTAGAAGAAGGCGACAAGATTCAAATTACAACTCAAGCGGCAAGCACATTCAGTTTTATAGCAACCTTTGAGGTTGAAGGAGCGCAAAGAATATGACCTACTTACAACTGATAAACAACGTGCTGATTCGTTTGCGTGAGACGCAAGTTTCGACCAACAATGAAACAACTTATTCAACCCTGATTGGCTTGTTTGTCAACGATGCCAAACGCCAGATTGAGGACGCTTTTAGCTGGAATGTGCTGGGTCAGACAGTCACCATCACCACGGTGGCAGCGACCTACATCTATTCGATGACGGGTGCGGGTCAGAAATTTCAAGTGCAAGATGCAATCAACACAACATCAAACATCGGTCTGCAAAACATCAGTTTTGTGGAGATGAACCGCTATCAGAACCTAGTTCCAACGACAAACGGCATTCCTCAATATTACGCATTTGATGGTGTAGACGGCAATGGCGACACTAAGGTGGTGCTGTACCCTCGACCTGATGGGGTCTTCAACATCCCGTTTTCGGTGACAGTACCCCAAGCTACATTGGCTGCTGATGGCACATCTGTGCTTGTCCCTGACACTTTAGTGGTGCAAAACGCCTACGCACGGGCGCTGGTGGAGCGCGGCGAGGATGGTGGTCTAAGTTCCTCTGAGGCTTATCAGCTTTATCGTGCCATGCTGTCTGACCAAATCGCACTGGAAGGCACTCGCTATCCAGAGAATCAAGAGTTTGTGGCGATATGAGCCAAGCCCTCCAGACTGCTAGCATTTCAGCGCCAGGATTCTTTGGCCTGAACACGCAAGACTCGCCTTTAGACTTGGCGGCTGGCTTTGCCTTGGTTGCTACAAATTGCGTGATTGACCAGTTTGGACGCATCGGTTCACGCAAGGGCTGGTCAAGGGTCAACGCATCTGCTGGTGGGTTAGGTGCGAATGCTCCTGCTGTAATCCATGAACTTGTGCAGACTGACGGCACTCTGACAATCCTTTTTGCTGGCAACAACAAGCTGTTTAAGCTAGACAGCAGCAATGCCGTGGTTGAATTGACCTACGGCGGCGGCGGCACAGCACCTACTATTACAGCCAACAACTGGTCTTGTGCCTCGCTTAACGGCATTACTTACTTCTTTCAAACAGGCTTTGACCCGCTGATCTTTGACCCTGCTGTAAGCACTACGACCTTTAGGCGTGTTAGTGAGAAGTCAGGCTATGTTGGCACTGTACCCTCGGGCAACATCGCCATCAGCGCTTATGGCCGCTTGTGGGTGGCAGATACGGCATCGGACAACACCACAGTCTTTTTCTCTGATCTACTTGCTGGTCATATCTGGTCAACTGGTACTGCGGGTTCTCTCAATACCAACCTAGTTTGGCCTAATGGCGCGGACAACATCACCGGCCTAGCTGCTCACAACAACTTCCTGATCATCTTTGGTCAGCGCCAGATTCTGGTCTATTCGGGTGCGACTACACCCTCGACAATCACACTGGCAGACACAGTGGCGGGTATTGGCTGCATTGCAAGAGATTCGATCCAAGGCACTGGCAAAGATGTTCTCTTTTTGTCCAATTCTGGTGTTCGGTCATTTGCGCGGACTGTTATTGAGAAGTCTGTGCCAATTGGGGATCTGAGTAAAAATGTTCGCAGTGACTTTATAAACATTGTTGCTGGTGAAACACTGGCAAACATCAAGTCGGTTTACTCTGAAACAGAGGCGTTTTACTTGATAACGCTGCCGTTTGTCAAAGAGGTGTTTTGCTTTGACACCCGTGGGCAGCTGCAAGATGGATCGTTCAGAGTTACCACTTGGGACTCTATAGAGCCTACAGCGTTGCTCTCAAGGCGCAATGGTGATCTGCTGCTGGGAAAGACAAGCTATGTTGCTAAGTACACTGGCGCACAAGATGACACTTCGGCATATCGGCTGCTGTACTACACCAACCATGCTGATCTAGGCAATGCTAATGTCACCTCGCTGCTCAAACGGCTCAAGGTGATTGTAATTGGCGGGACAAATCAATTTTTAACAATGAAGTGGGGCTTTGACTTTAGCGCCAACTATCTTGCAACCAATGCACAAATTCCGACACAAGCGGTTTCTGAATACGCAATTGCTGAGTACGGTGCAAATGCCACGGTGGTTGCTCAATACGCCAACGGTGTTGCTTTGCAAACTTTAAGCGTGTCTGCCAGCGGTAGCGGTAAAATCGTACAAACAGGTTACGAAGCAAACATTAATGGCTCTGCGCTGTCAATTCAGCGGATTGAAATCCAATCAAAGGACGGGAAGACAGTATGAGTAACTATACACAATCCACTAACTTCGCCACCAAAGACGCACTAACTTCTGGCGACCCGCTGAAGATTGTCAAAGGCACGGAGATCAACACCGAGTTTGTGAACATTTCGGTGGCGATTGCAACCAAGGCTGATTTGGCTAGTCCTACTTTTACGGGTACGCCATCATTGCCTACCGGCACTACAGCGGTTACGCAAACTGCCGGTAACAGTTCAACCTTGATTGCCACTACTGCCTTTGTGCAAGCAGCACTTGCGACCTTGCATCCTGTTGGCTCAATCTACATTAACGCTACTGTAGCCACCAATCCTGGCACTCTGTTGGGCTTTGGTACTTGGACGGCCTTTGGTGCTGGTCGTGTCATGGTAGGCTTTGATTCCGGCAATGTCTTGTTTGACACGGCTGAAGAAACGGGCGGTAGTGCAAATGCGACGCTGCCAAGTCACACGCATACAGCCACCGTTACTGACCCTTCACACGCGCATACATTTCAAGGTTCTGTATACATTAACCCCGGTTCTACTGGCGGCGGTAGCGCACAAGCTGGAACGACTCTGACAACAAACACGGCAGTCACAGGAATTACTGTTGCCAACAGCACAGAAGGCGCAAGTGCAACTAACGCCAACTATCAGCCGTACATCACGGTTTATATGTGGAAAAGGACTGCATGATCACGCACTACTTCAGCGATGGCCTGTATGCCAAGGAAACCGCATTTGCGGCTGGCACAGCCATCCTGAAGCATACGCATAGCTTTAGTCACTTGTCGATTCTTGCCAAGGGCAAGGTTGCGGTGTTACGAGGCACAGAGATTGACATTGTTGACGCGCCAGCTTGCATTGAAATTAAGGCGGGGATGACGCATGGAGTTAAAGCGATCACTGATTGCGTTTGGTTTTGTATTCACGCCACTGACGAGAAAGACCCGTTAAAAGTGGACGAAATTTTGATTGGAGTTTGATATGCCAGCATTTATTACGGCAGGGGCTAGTTTACTAGGCGGTTACCTAAGTGGTAAATCTGCCGAAAAAGCAGCCCGTACCCAAGCAGACGCACAAATGAAAGCCGCGCAACTTGCGGCTGAAGAAGCTCGTTTTAGGCCAGTAGGCATCACAACTCGCTTTGGTCAGTCGCAGTTTCAGACTGGGCCTGAAGGTCGAGTAACGGGTGCTAGCTACACCTTAGACCCTACCCTTCGTGCTTATCAAGACAGGTTCATGGGTTTGGCTGGTGGCGGTCTGTCCCAAGCTGAGATGGCACAGCAGCAGTTTGCTCCATTGCAACAGGGCGCTCAAGGTCTATTTGGCCTTGGTCAGCAGTACCTAGCTCAGTCGCCGCAACAAGCAGCCCAGCAGTACATTGCGGGTCAACAAGAGTTGCTAGCCCCAAGTCGTGAGCGCCAGATGGCACAACTGCAAAACCAGTTATTTCAAACTGGCCGTGGCGGTTTGGCAGTAGGTGCTACCGGCGCTCGTCCTAGTGGTGCAGGGGGTCTAGGTGCTTCTTCTCCAGAACTAGAAGCCTATTACAACGCCATTGCCCAACAGGATGCGGGGCTGGCTGCTCAAGCAATGCAAGCCGGTCAGCAGCAGACGGCCTTTGGCGCTGGTCTGCTTGGCACTGGTGGCAACTTGCTCACGCAAGGCTATCAAGGTCAGGCAGCGGCTCTAGGCCCATACGAGGCTTATCTGGCGCAGATGAAGCAGCTTGAGGCTTTGGGTCAGCAACCGCTTGATCTGGGGATCAACATTGGCTCAAAAGGTCAAAGTACAGGCGCGGCGCAAGCGTTGCTAGAGGGCGGCATGGGCGCTGCTCGTTCTAACTTTGCGGCCAATGCCTACAACCCGTTTGCTACTGCGCTGACTCAAGCAAGCCAGAATCCGGCGTTTCAGCAGGGTTTGGGCAGGCTATTTAACCCCGTTCAAGATCAGGGATATTCAGTGGGGACAGGCCCTGCGTATGCTGGTAGTTTTGATGACAGCGGCATGTACTCTCCTAACCGTCGAGGAATGTAATCATGGCTGAAATCGTTCAATCGCTTTTTGGCGTTACGCCACAGGCTTACCAGCAAGCCCAGCAAGATCGCATGGACGCACAAGCGTTGCAGTACGCTAGGCTCGACCCGTTCCAGCAAGCCAACTACGCCATTGGGCGTGGTGCTTCTGGCTTGGCAGGTGCTATCGGTGGCGCTTTGGGTGGTCAAGACCCTGAGTTGCAGCGCATCACAATGCGCCAGCAGATAGCGGGTCAGATCGACTTTAATGACGATGAGTCTATGAAACGTGGCATTGCAGCGTTAGCGCAAAACGACCCTCAAGGCGCAATGCAGTTGCAGCAAGTCCTTCTTAGCCAACAGGCCAAACGTGCGTCTATTTACAAAGATGAGTCAGCGGGGAAAGCATCGCTGGCCGCTGCTGGTCGTGAACGCTTGCAGGGTATTCCAAACGATATTCAATTAGCGCGTGAGATTTCAAGTCTGCAAGAACAGATAAGCCAGTTTACAGCTTTACCCGCAAGCCCAGAACGCGATCAAGCCTTGCGTCTTGCATCTGGTCAACTTGCCGAGTTGCAACGCCTGACAACTAAAGCTGGGGAAAAACCTGTAGCCCCTAACATTAAAGAAGTCGGCACTGCTGTAGGCTCTGGAAAAGCCGTGTACACGTATCAAACAGCCGATGGTGTGCAACAAATTACATTTGAAACAGGCCCAGATGGTAAGCAGACTATGACGCCATATAACGGCGCAGTAGATCGGACAATTTCAAAAACTAATGTTGATGTAAGAGCACCAGGCGCGCCTGTAAAACCCAAAGACTGGATGGATTTTACTCTGAACGTATTGAGTAAAGACCCAGTAATGAACCGAACATCAACGATTCTTTCTGACGCACCTAGCGCCATCGGCATTATTCGTTCCTCTACAACAAACGATATTTCTGCGGCCGCGTTACCTGGCGCCTTAGCGCGTTTGACCGGCGAAGGCAAGAACATGTCTAACCAAGACGTGGCGCGATTTGCACGGACTGGCGGTCTTGATGATCGTTTAGCGCAAGATGCCGTTAAGTTTTTTGCTGGTACAGCGACCACGGTCAAAAAAGACCAAGCGGAAAAATTTGCTACTGCGCTGTATCGAGGCGCGTTGATTGAGCGCCGTAAAAAACTTATGGATGAGTCTGAACAATACGGCTATTTGGACTCTCCAAACTATAAGACTGCGCTGCGTCAAATTGACGATCAACTTAGTCAATTTAAGTTGAAGACAAAAGGCGGCGCTGAAAAGCCCTCTGCACCAGCTACTAAAACTGGCGTTCCATTAATTGACAAGTACATCTCTCCTGACTTGGAGAAAAAATAATGGCTACCTACGAACAGGTCATGGAAGCGCTGCGTCTAGCAGACGCGGCTGGGAATGAGGACGATGCGCGCCAGCTAGCCGCAATGGCTATTAGACTGCGGCCTCAAGACACACTTGGCGAGCTTGGGCTAAAAACCGCGCCCACCCCAGCTACCAGTACGGGCCAATACTTGATGGAGAGCGCAAAGCGAGGGTTATCTTCGCTCCCAGCAAGATTAGGCGCGGGTAGCGCGCAACAAACCGGAACGTTTGCTGGCGCGTTTCCAACGCAACCAGAGTTGGAAGAATTTACAACGCCTAATATCCAACGACGCATGGGCGTTAATGTTGATTTGCGCCCCACGACGCAAACACAAAAATATGTTGGCGCTGCTGTAGAGGCAATGACAGACCCGCTTAATTTACTTGGGCTTCCAGTAACTGGCCCAGCTCGAGCCGCGCTGTTTACTGGCGCTGGTATGGCTGGCGCAGGCGGCGAGTTTGGTGGCGAGGTAGGTAGGCAAGTTGCCGGAGTTCCGGGCCAAATTACGGGTGGCATTTTGTTTGCGCTGTTGTCAGGTGCTGGCGGGGTTAAAGGTGCGGAAGCTCTTTTTAGCAAGACAAAAGGTGTCAACCTTAAAGATTTTAAAGTAGAGGATTTAGCTGGGGTTGAGGGTAATTCAGTAGCCAAGGACTTAATTGAGAAAGCGTTGGCGGCAGACCCTGGGCTTAATGCGCGGCTACAAGACATTAAGAAAAAGATTGATTTTGTAGGTGGCGAAAGCAATGTGCTTGCTTCGGCTGGCGTAGACAATAAAGTGCTGCGCGCTGCGCTAACGCGTCTTGCCCAAAACGACCCCAAAGTTGCCGCTGACCTTCAAAAAGTTTACTCTGACTTACAAACCGCAGT